TGCCGCCGATGCGTTTAGCAACCAGTTACTATATGATAGTTTGACAGTTGATGAGTTTTGGGCTTATAGACTTGGATGTTTCGGGGATTCGAAACAAAAAGAATATGTAGAACTACAACTAAGGGCTGATGAAAATCGTCGTAAAGAACTAAGATTGGAATTCATTGCACCAAACGGTACAGTCTCTAATCCAACCTTTACACCAATTGAACTAACAGATTCTACAAGATGGTTTGATCAGCCAGATCAAGTTGAAAAACTATCACCGCGTGATAGATTCTATGTGAATGCGAAAGTTGATGAACTCATCGAAGGTACTAGCCGTGTATTCGATTTTAATGGGTCGATATGGCTAGAATTTCCTCGACCAGTTGACGGTATATTAATTACGTATTCGGCACCCGGTAATAACACGGCAAGATTTGACTTTTTTGATTTCGAATATATTTCTAATCAATTAATTAGATTCACATCAGATATTCGTAATAGTGGTGTATATGATAATGTAAGAATGTACACGCTTACAGTCAATCGCGATGCTACTAGTCCAGCGGTGCTATTATCAGAAGATCGTAGCACGGTGTTAACCGAAGCGCCAATTTGGAACCCTAATCGACAATTGTATTATCCGCAAGCATTTGCGGTAGTGGACTATCGTACCGATTCTGATCCGGCAAGATACAATAATTACATTGAAACCGGCGCTACGACGGATAACAATTGCTGGGATTCTAGATATAAAGACCAAGTATGGTTTGATACTTATAAAGAAGCATACGTGCCGTATGATGATATTTTCAGAACCCCTGATATCGAACAGCGACTGTTGACATGGGGCAGACTGGCAGACTATGGCGAAATTAAAGTCTACCAGTGGACTGAATCTAGTTTACTACCAGCCGAATATGATGCTAAGTCGGTTGAAGATGCGGAAGACGGTACGCTACCTATTGATGATAGGGTTACTGGTACTGCTCGAAAAGTTCTTTATGAAAATACAAATTTCCCAGATATTGTTAACCCAGTATGGGAAATTCGTAGAGATGAAATTTTTTCATTTACCAAACCGTTATATAGTGATGCTGATGCTCCACAGCAAGCGTTGTTTGCGCAATTTGTAAACGAAGAAGTGGATGTTTATGTTGATGGCGTATTTAACAGTACTCATACATTTACATCAATGTCTGGTGGTCTATCAGCGGCTGATGACTTTACGCTGTTTATAGCATCGTTGGCTTCGACAGCTATACAGATTGATGTATTAAAACGCGCTCATGTTCCGACTGCAACAGAATTGCAAGATCAAAAATATAAGTTTGATACTCCATATTCGGTAGTAAACAAGATCAATCCATTAACTGGAGAAGAAGAATTTACATATTATTTCTGGGTTGAAGACAGATTAGATAGTATCCCATTAACTGGCGGACCTACTGAAAAAACTAGTCTCAAAGCTGTTCGTGATAATCTTGAAAGTATTCCAGTTTCTTATATCATACCAGATAGATTGGCCGATTTGTCATCAACCGAATTTGCAGATTTGTTTACAATAAAAAACAATCCTAAAACTGGAAGTACTGTATCTTATGAGTTCCCGTTTGCATATAATCGTTTGATTTTGAAAAACAATAGCATCATACGTTCAGATGATAACAATGTGTTGCGTTTTACAAAAGATTTTACACTTCGTGATAGATTAGCAGACGGTAGTGGAACTATATCCGAATTGCAACGCAAGAATGTGCATTGGGAGTGGAAACTATTTCGTGAAAAACAATTTGCGAAGGTAGATAGAGTTCTTTGGAACGCAGTCATTGAATCACTAGTTGGCTTCCAATATGACGGTAATGAAATACCGCCACAGCCGACCGGATTACCACAGCCGTCTCCAACACCAACTCCAAGTGTAGGTACGTCTCCAACACCGACGCCATCGAACACAGTGACACCAACGCCTACACCAACGTCGTCGCATCCTGCGCCGTCAGCTACGCCTGATCCAACGGTATCGTTGACTCCAGACCCGACACCTACACCAAGTGTTACACCGTCCGTAACGCCTTCTACAAGCGCACCTCCACAACCGTCGCCTACACCAACACCTACTCGAACTCCGGTAGCCTCGCCTACACCGTCAGCCGAGCCTGATGTTGGATTGTTTGAGTTAGATACTCAAGTAGAGTTCTTTGGAGATTTGACTGATATTGCCGTTGGCACTGACTTAGCGTCTACCGGCTTCCAGTTTGTAAGAGACGGTCAGGTGCCTGAAAACGGTGTCATGGTGCAAAATAGAGAGAGGTATAAGTGGTTAAGACCTATATCGTTCAATAGTTCAGCATATGAGATACAAGTAACAGTTTCCAATGGAAGCTTTACAAGTGGCTCTGCTATCAACACATGGATTGATCTTGCAGCTACCAGTCCGGCTTGGAGTATAACGAAAAACGATGGTACTACAGGTATAGATAGAGTACAAGGTACTATAACTATTAGAAGAAAAGATAATTTGATTGTCAAGTTTAGTAGAAACTTTGATTTAGAAGCTAGAGTTACAGCACTTAGTAGCCAAGGCGAAGATGGCGGCGAAAGGAACGATAGAACATGACAGATAGAACAGTGACATTGCCGACACTGGAGCGTGTGTTATATGATGATAGAAATGGCACAGATACTCGTTTCGGACTAGGCCCAGAGCAAATATTCGTTGATCCTGAGTTAGCAGCATCCACTATCATTTCAATTTTGAATGATCCTGATCGCGAGTTTAAAGGTATATCAATTGATAGCTTTATCAATGATGTTTTTAATTTTGATACACCGGAAGACATAGCGGCCACTATGAACGCTATTTATGACCAGTTTAGTGCTGAAGATGTTAACTACATATTTTTTCAACTACTACTGGATGCATTTAGTAACAAAAAAGAATTTGAAGAAATATTCAAAACATCATTTGTGGCACTACAAATCAATCAAAATATAACTAATCCCAAAAATGAAGAGGTTCGTCCGCTTAACTTGCTTCCGGGTGGCACATGTTTCATAGAATAATCAAAATATAAATACAATTATGGCTAATACACCTACAGACACATCAGTTCAAAATTACTACTATGCGGGGCAGCTACGCCAGCATATGATTCAATTTATGGCAATATTTGGAGGCTTAAAAGTTTCTTCTGGTAAAAACGACAGAGACTCTGAAACTGATTTAATTGAAGTCCCTATTGTTATGGAAAGTAGAGACAGAGTAGTAGAGCATATTTTTAATTCTAATACGCAAAATAAGATGCTTCGTCTGCCTACAATGTCTGCTCAGCTTTCAGGATTGGCCATGGCTCCTGAAAGAATGGCTGGCCAGAATCAAATTCGCCGTGAAACTAAACTCAAACGCGGGGGCACAGTTCCTGATGATCTACAGTCTATTGTAACTATACAGACTATTCCTTATGCGGCTACCGCAGATTTGAATATCTTGGCATCTAACACGCAGCAATTGCATGAGTGTCTAGAACAAATACTACTCTTATTTAACCCTGTATTGCAAATACAAGTTAGTGATGCATATGGCGACCGTCAGAAAATGGTTGAAGTGTTTCTTGATAATATCAGCCTAGATGAAAACCGTGCGCCGGGAACAGATGACCGAATCATGGAAGCTACGCTTAGCTTTAGCTTCATTATCTACTTAGCTCCACCAGTTAGCTATCGTGATAATATCATTAAGAATATCATAGTTCGTCTGCAAGAAGTTAACAATCTTGATAATTTTCCATCAACATTGAATGCTGGAGTAGACCCATTTTTCTTAAATGCCGATGACTGGGAAGACAGAATCTGATTTTTGTTGTAAGAGTTGCAGATAAGATAAATAAATGTAACGAAAACATTTTCTGACTTTAGGAGAAAATACAATGGCAACACTAGTCAGTCCGGGCGTAGCTGTAGATTTAAATGACGAGTCGTTCTTTGTACCGGGGCGTCAATCAACTACACCACTCATCTTCATCGCTACTGCTGATGAGAAAACACAAGCAGATGGCGTAACGCCAGCACTAGGTACATACGAAAATAACGTAGTGCGTTTGGTAACAAGTCGCGCAGAATTAGCCAGCCTTTACGGAACTCCACGCTTTTTAACAAGCTCTGCTGGAGAACCACAGCATGGTGATGCTCGCAATGAATACGGTCTTGATGCTGCGAATAAAGTGCTTGAAATTTCAAACGCTGTTTATGTTGTACGTGCTAATGTAAACCTAGATGACACATATGCAAATATCAAGGCACTATGGGGTCGCAAACTTGATGACGCTGCTGACGTACTTAATGCATTAGTTGCAGATTCTATTGCAGAGTTTAATGAGGCAAATGGTCTTGTTCCTGCAAGTCTAGGATACAAGCAGACTGTAACAGCAGCAACACTAAAGACTTTGATTAACGAAGCTCTTGCGCCAGTATTCGCAAGCTACAGCTTCAGTTCTAGTCAGTTCCAAACGGACTTCTTGCAAGATCATACTATTGACCTTGCGGGGTTCCAAGAAATTGTTTTCGACACAACTAGCGGTAACATTACAGGTTCTGATAACACAGGCTTGAATAACGATACAACGACCTACGGTTTTGAAATCTTTGTATCCGACAACGGTGGTTCAAACACATTTACTGTGTCTGTCACTGGTTCTGATGTTCAGACGTTTGCTGAACTTATCTCCGAACTAGAAACTGCTATTCAGACAGTTACTGGCGACGCGGGTACTGTAGTAGAAATTGTTGCGGGTCGTATTAGAATCACTTCTGGTCTAGCAGGAGCTACTTCTGAAGTAGAAATCACTTCTGATGGTCCTTCCGGCACAACCGCACTATGGGCAAACACAAACTTGTTTGAATCTTTTGCTACTCCAGTAGATGGCCAAGGTCCAGCACCTCTAACAGTTTACCTAGATGATTTTAGTTCGTCTGTTGGTACTTACGACGGCATGGACGCGTTGATCGATAATTGGACTTCTGGCAGTGTTGTAGCTACTGAGTTTACACCAGCCGAAGCAGAAGGTCTACTTCTAACCGCAGCAACCGATTTCGACAATACACTAGAGTTCAGAAACGGCACAGCACTTGGTGCTAATGACGCTGCACGTAGAAGTGCAATTGTAACTGCTCTACAAGCATCTATCAACAACCCTGATAGTTTAATTCGCTCTGAAAGATTCCAATACAACCTTGTGGCAACACCGGGTTATTGGGAGACAACAGACGAAATGGTTACATTGGCAGAAGATTTGGATGGCGAAGTGTTTGTAATTGGCGACACGCCATTTGATCGTCCACCAACCGGGCCAAACGGTATCTTGGATTGGGCCGACGATAACAAGGTATTTAGCAACCTGTGTGCTTACTACTACCCGCATGGCTTATCATCTAATACAGATGGTACTCAAATTATGACCTCTGCGGCATCATCTGC